ATGGCTTGGTTCGATAGCAGTGACATTTTCTAGTTCGTTCTCAAGATAGGTGATAGCTTTTTGCAGGTCTTCGACACGGCAGTCTTTGTAGCCTGCACGGCAGATATATTTGATTGCATTCCCGAGAAAATAATTTAATTCTTGATCACGAATGAAGTCCCAGACTTCTATTGTGCCTCGGGTGTAGTAGGACGGGCGGGCCAATTTTTTACTAAGTTACTAACAGTATTGCAGAGGCAAAAGTTTTGATGCTGCAGAGAATCGAGAATAGTAATGAGATCTTCCTTGCTGGCCTCAGGCAGCAGGTCTCTCATCCTTCTGAGTTTGAAGCTCTGCTCCATCGTCAATTCGATAACCGGGGGAGGCGGTCCAAAGTATTGGTTGTTTGGTGTCGAAGTCATAGTCATCTACGGTAAGGATCTTTGCGAGTCGAGCATTCTGTAAAGCAATCTCTTCACCGAGACCCTTCTCCTTAAATGCATTGACTACGGTTTCCCAGCTGTAGCCGTGCTTCTCGAACAGAGTTTCTGCTCGCTTCACACCTACCCCAGGTGCACCTGCGTAACCATCTGTCTGGTCACCAGCAAGTGTTTGTATTAGATGCCACTTGGCACCTTCGGCTTTGTTCACAGTCACGTGTTCCGTAAGGGTGTAGAGAGATCCGGGGATCTGTCGCATGTCCTTATCTGGCGAGACTATGACATTGCCTAAAAATTTTGTGGCAAAAATCCCCATGGCATCATCTGCTTCTAGGGTCTCCATGATCACAACCTCGTACTCAGTCTTGAGTTGGTTGATGACACGTTTGTAGCCACATGGCTTTTTTCTATTTCGATGTCCCTTGTATTCGGGTAAGATTTTTTTCCTAAAATTTATGGAGTCAGAAAAGAACAGGACAGGTTCACTGAACCCACCAAACTCTTCAACTATTTTTGTAATGTCTTTGATTATATTCTTGTACGCTTCAGAGAACTTAGATGTCACTAGGATCACATCTGATCCCCAGTCAATCTCTGTCTCTGCCGCCGCGCATCCTTTGTAGACAATATAATCAGCGTCGATGTACAGCTTCATCAGTGCACCTCTGCCCAGTTTCCTCCGATTTTGGCTTCTGCTGCGATTGGGATTCTGAGTTTGTAGAACTCGCCAGCCGCTGCAGCGCTAAATACCAAGGATGTTGATAAATCTTTTGCATGTTTTGGATCGCACTCAAACTGTAGTTCATCATGAACAAACGCTAGTTGTGAGCAACATAAATTTGTTTCGTTAATTGTTTCTTGGTTCAGTACAAGCCACCGCTTTGCAAGTGCTGCGCTAGACCCTTGTAGTAAAAAGTTCAGCGCCTTATGAGTGCTGTCGAGCGGGATTCGGCGACCGTCAATTGCCTTAATAAAGCCTCGATCACCCGCAGCTTTAACAGCAGTAAGGAGCGTATCAAGACCAGGAATTGCCTCAATGTACGCAGCGCGAATCTCTTTACCTTTGGATTTAGCTCTAGTGTCGCTGAGAGATGGGTCATAAGTCTTGCCTAATTTCATATCGCCTCCGCCATAGATGAAGCAATAGCTAATAGATTTCACCTGCTTTCTTGACACACCTATGGCATCAGCATTTACTTGGTGTATGTCTCCGTTGAGCAAGATGTCTGCGTATCTGCCGCCGTCGTAACGGGCAAGATAGTGAGCAAGCATCCGAAGCTCAATGCCAGCAAGATCAGCGCCGACCATAACTTGACCCGGAGTTGGTATAAATAATTCTCTGAATCTTGGGTCACTAGGTACCTGGGCTAGGTTGGGATTCTTGTGTGACATACGGAATGTCGCGCACCCAACTGAACAGTGGTGATGTACTCGGTTAGCAGTCGTAGCAAGCTTCAGCCATGCGTTCGTGCCTTCCGAGATCATCCCCAACTTCTTCGTAATATCGAGACACTTGGCAAAGTCCCCGGCAATCGTAATCCCAGCGGAGGCAGTCTCCATCAAGATGGTCTCGTCGATAACAGGCTTCCCAGTAGTTGTTTTCTGGGTCGGCTTCCAGCCATAGAATGTGGAAAGGATCCATGCAATATGATCACGCGATGTGGGGTTTAGTTCTTTAAGTCGGACTGATTCGCAGCCCTGAAAGTATCCTTGTGTTTTGTTATTTCTTTTAGGATTGAACGTCGCGCCTTCGACGAAAGGGTGCCTTTCGCGTAGTACTTTTTTAGTTTCTTCCAGCTCTTTTTGGAGAGCCGATGCAAGCTTCCATGCAGCGCGTTCATTAAAACACCATCCATGTAACTCCTGTTTTGTCATTAATTGGGCGACTTGGTGCTCTAGTTGCACCCAGTCAGGTAAGGGCGGAAGTGTTGGCATAGTTTGACCGTTACGTTTACATCCTGTACGCAATAGTCTTCCATCTCTTGGCTCCACTCTTTCCAGTCAGTGGACTTAGCAAAGCCTCCTTTGTATTCACCTAATCTGTAGCCGTAGGACTCCAATGAATGGCGTCCGTACAGCTGCAGTGGCATGTGTTTCCACTGATGTTTTTTATCAACCCCAATCATGTTGGGGTGGTAGAGCCTGCTCAGTAAAAGAGTGTCTATTACCTCACCTTGCGGTTCAAAGAATGAATAGACTTTTTTGATACAGGGTATGTCGAATGAAATGATGTTGTGTCCGACTATTCGATCTGCTTCCTCCAACCTTGTGACACCCGCACTGACCGGCGGCTGAGTGCCGCTGTCGTTGTATGTAAGGGTTTGGTTATTTTCAGAATCATAGATTGCAAGGCAATGTATGTGGGTAAAATCATTTAGAAGACCGTCTGTTTCTAAATCAAAAACTAACATTAGTATTTAGAGCCATTCATAGGATCGTAGGGCTCACTGATGACTTGTTGATGCCAAGTCTCAAAAGCTGTGTCTTCTTTAGATTGACCACAAGATGTGAGTAGGACTACTGACATAACAAGTGATGCCAGTTGAATTTCTCGTTTCACTTAGTTTTCCAAGCGTAGGTTTTATCTACGAACTGTGCTTTCTTAACTGCTTCAGCCGTAGGTGGGTGTGGACGGCGTAGATCTAAATCGGTATTAGAAATCGGTAGCCGGGTTGAAATCGGGTTCAGCTTCATGTTCAGTAAACTTACATTTGTCAAGGTCGTATGTCAGTTGTCCAGCAACACCTGTTTCGCCAGAGTATCTATTCTTGAGGACTCTAATAGTTGTAGCAGAGTGTTCAGATCCACTCTGTTGATCCCGTTCGAGTGCGATAACTCCGTCAGAAAGTTGAGCAATGCTCGCACTTCCTCTAAGTTGTCCAATCGTAACTCTTGCACCTTCTTCATGATTATGATCCGTCTGTGTTCGACGTAAGTGAGAGACAAGGAATAGTGATATGCCAGTACGTTCAACCAATGACCTTAACTTAGTCATTGTTGTGTCAATCATTCTCCGCTCGTCACCTTCAAGACCGCTAAGAAGGATAGAGAGATGATCCAGAAAAACAATACGGCAATCGAGCCCGCTTGCCAAATACTCAATACGATTATAGATAACATCAGGGTCATAGCTACCAAACCCATCGTACAAATAGAGATTCCAAGTAGCCATTGTCCTGCCATATGCATCTTGTAACGACGCTTTATCGTGCTCTCCGATATGAAACGGCTTGCCACATGCAGAACTCATTAAGCCGAGTGCGGTTCGTCGGTTACTTTCTTCAAGCGCCAGGTAACCAACCCGTTCGCCGCTTTGTAAGAAGTGAGTGCAAAGCTCTCTACAGAAAGAGGACTTGCCTGCGCCAGTCGCTGCAGTAATAGTGACAAGCTCACCGTATCTAACACCGTGAGTGAGTCGCTGGAGTCCTGCAAAAGGGTATTCATGTTCACAAGGTTTTGATGGTTGGGTTACTAGATCGAGCAGGGTCTTGCCATCAACAATTCCGTCTGGTCTGTACAACTGATGGTCGAAGTTGCAAACGGCTCTGATGGCGTCTGTATCCCCTGCTTGCAATGCCTCTGAGGCATCCTTGTAGTCCTCTAGAGCACCGATGAAAACCTTGCCGGGTGGTAGCACCTGGGCGCAGTCAGTCGCGGCCTTCTGGCCGGCTTCATCGTTGTCAAAGAAAAGGACAATCTTGTCGTAATGGTTGATCCACTCGTAGTGGTTTTGAATTGATTTCTTTGCGGAATGTGCACCGTTAGGAATGGAGACCACATCCCAGCCGTTTTGTGCCTCCCACACTGACAACGTATCCATCTCGCCTTCAGTAATGACGAGCTTCTTGACTTTGTTTGTTGTCTTGTGCCTGAACAGTTGCATCCCAAACAAGCTGTTCACCTTGCCTTCGCAGGTAAACGTCTTGTCTTTGCCTCTTACTTTTGCGCCGAGAAGCGCTCCATCACTGCTGTAATAATAGAAGCGTAGTTGTTCTCCATCTCGGTAGGCTTTGAATTTTTCACAGGTCTGCTCTGATATTCCTCGTTTCTGCAGCCTTCCGGCTGATCCTCGTAGTTCAACATGAGTAGTCATTGGGTGGTGGTTAACAGTGCCGTCACCAGATACATGGTGGTGACAGACAAAACAAAAAGTGTGGCCGTCAGAGTAAACAGCTTTGCCATCTGACGAACCACATTGCTCGCAAGGTTCATGCCTTACAAACTCACTCTCAGGTGAGCCATTCAATTGGGATAGTTGCATATGAAGCCCACTTGATCCCGTGCTTTTCGCACCATTGGGCGTAGGTTGTTTTTGATTTCTTGCTGATCGTGTTGTATGGAGCCTGAAAGACCATGCGGAGATCAACCAGAGGATTCTGTTTGATGACTTCCAAGATCTTCTTTCGATCTTTGCTGTCCCAATAGCCTTTGGTTTCAAGCCAAACACCATTCGGTAAACAAAAGTCAGGCGTATATGTATGCTGAATTACATAAGGTATCTTTATACTTTCGTACTCATAAGACACCCCAAGATTGGAGAGAAGATCAGCGACCCTCTCCTCCAGCTTGGAACGAAACATTAGAAGTCGTCTTCTACCTCCGTTGTTTCTGTGACCGTGACATTCGGGTCACCTGCTTTGAAGCCTTGCGTCTTGCCGAACAGTTCAGCAACAGCAGAGTCAGACATGTCGCCAGTATCAACACCAGCAGATCCATTAACAGTAACAATTTGAATCCCCTGTAACTTCAATGAAGTGCCATAGGTGACTCCATCCTTGAGGATGTATGGCTTCTGATAAAAGGCCAGCTTGACCTTGCTGCCGCTATACAACGGCGTGCCGTTATCAACGACTGGTGAACCTTCTGTATCGACCACAGGAGGCTTGGTGTCCTCATTCCAAGAGAACTTCACTTTGTACTTACCGTCAGCAACTTCTTCCCAGGGCTCAGGCCGCAGGACAGAACGCTTAGGGTTCTTCAGTTTGGATTCAGCCCATTTAAGGGTTTCGACTCGTAGCCGTATTGGGAAGGTTTCAGTACAGCCTGATAGCCCTCAAGGACAACAGGCTCTTTAGTTACGAAGGTGGTTCGTGCCATTAACAAAAAAAATAAGTTGATTCAATCACCCTTTCGGGTTCAAGGTCGCCAATGATTGGCGGTTCAGTCTGTGCACCGATCTGTTCAGCCCACTCTTTCAAGTAGGTTCGATCAGCGAACAATTCCATATATGTTTGCCGGACAAGATCCGATAGCTGACCCATATCGACAGCACGTGCGAGAACCGAGTCGTGTATGAGGGCCAGCGGTGCTCTGAAACTGAGTGCTGTGAGGTGTAGCAGGCTTGCATCTAATGAATGAATAAGATTGGGAGCGGTAGCGTTTTTATGATGATCAATATCTACTTTGTTTGAATCTTCAGTTGCAACCTTCAATTCAACTCTACCAAGTAATTCAAGCTTGATCTGCTTGACTTCCTTTTTCATTAGACGCTGAGTAACTACAAAGCCAGATGGTGTAACCCATGTCAACTCTGTTGCACCCCGTTTGATTGCGGCTCCAACCTCTGACTCAATCCACTTCATGACAGCCATTGGTCCAGGTACGACAACATCCATTGCATTGCGTACAGCTTTAACTGTTGCTGTTAGATCGTCTTTCTCTACTTCAACACCCTTGTCTTTTAACGCTTCACGGATGTAACCCCTGTTGCTGAAAGGCTTTGCGTTATAAGGGACAGTCATCACTGTTCTTTTTGTGGTTTTCCTGTCCATGTGTGGACGGATAACCGCAGGACAGTGAGGCTCAGCCTCTACAGCAATTACTTTGTAGGCGTCTTGTGGTCGGTCACTCGGTAAGACATTAACGAGCCGAGCAGTTGATGCGTCTTTTGCAAGACCAGCCAGGATCTGCAGACCACTACAGGTCGCATCCACAGCAACAGGCAAAGAAGTGTGAGAGCGATCACACTCAATAACACAATGAAAGTACTCATCACATGCTGCTAGGAAAGTCCAAGGCTCATCAGCATCCGCCCAGTCAGATAGGTTTCTAATCGGATCTGTTGCAACCCTTGTGATTCGATCAATATTTGCGTGTGTCCAATCTTGACGCTCTCTCATTGTTGACTTATCTAAGCCAAACGTAGTGGCGCACTGGAATGCCAGCCAGCCCTCTGCTTCTGGTGTGACATAAGCTTGTTCATAAAAGCGAAGCAAACTCTTGCCAAAGTCAGTATCTTGAGGTGTCAAGAATGCGGGGATTGGGTAGCATCTCCCGCGATAATCGAACGAAAATGGGACAAAGAACTTCTTCTTGTCCTTGAATATCTTTACTGCATTCATCGTCATCCGTGTACGACACGAACGTCGATATGCTTGTGCATTGATATTCATTACCTCTGCAGCCCTGCGACGGTAATCCTTACGTGATTCCTTGTTGTCGGCTATGTCGTAGGGTTTAGGTGGTAGAGGTAATTCAACAATAGGGACAAACTTACCTACTTCAATCTGTTTCTCCAGTAACGTCTCTGCGACTTTGACTGTGAACGGATTGAGGGTGTACGCCACCTTCTGAATTTGGTTCAGAAAGTTGATCGGTGTTTCTCCCTGTATACGGCCGACACCAAAACCACGGCGCACCATGTCATGACCACGCATGACTTCATTCAGTAAATACCCACCTGCACGCTCATTGGTCCAGTC